CCTTTAGTTTTCCTTTCAACCCGTCCAAATCATAAGCCCGGTTAATTAATAATTCCTCAAATGCGGCGTGCATAAACGTACCATACGCCGCCCGTTCGCCTTTGTATCGTTCCGCTTCCTCAATGCCTTTGTTGGCAATCCATTGTATCAAGTGCGGGGCTTTGGGTAACGTTTGGGACAATATCGTTGTAACCGACGGGAAAAACTCCGGGTTCCCGTTGTCGTCGTATCGGTAATAATAGCGGTGTCCCTTACTATTCAATTGCCAAACCTTATACGGGGGTTCAATCAACGTTTTTTCATCAAAAAACATTGCCGTCATTTCCTCAACCGTCATGCCCGGCAATATCTCAAATATTCCGGTTGGTTGTTCAACCTCGACCGCTTCAAACGGTGGGATTATTTGTTGTTGTTCCTCGGTAATTTCCGGGAATTGGTCGGCGGGAACGGCTCCCAAACTTTCAACCGTCTTTTGTACCGGGTTTTCCGGTTTCTTTTTGTTCGCTCTCATTTTCTACTCTTTTTTAATTCTGAAAATCCACATAACACCATTGCGGCACACAGACCCGCAAACATCAATTGCCACGGGTTCCAAAATGCGCCAATCAGACAAACAACGCCCAACGTCCCAAACGTCGCAATAATCGCTTTCGCTTGGAACCTATCGGAAAACATAACGTCCGCCATGCGTTCAAACCATTGTAACCCGTTATTCTTCATAACCAAACAAATAATTAGGGGTACAATTACACATTTCGCAAATGATAACGACCCATTCCGGGCGTATCTGTTTAGTCGTTCCGTTACATAAGTTAGTCATATTAACTTGTTGTGCGCTTTCGGTGCGTCCCTCCCATAACCGGGCGGCAACCTCTTTTTTATAAACTTTAATTCCGGCGGTTTGCGCCCGTGCGATTGCCTCGTTTACTCTTAATTTCGTCATTTCTGCCATTTCTTTAGTCTTTTATTGTTAATAACTCGGTTCGTTGCTCTCTTTGTGTCCGCAATGCGTACACGTCATTTCCTCCCAAATTGCGGTATATTCCGGCGGGGTCAAATATCCGTCGCCTCCGGTCTGTTTATATTCCCCGTCGGTAACTTCCATTTCGCCGCCGCATTCCGGGCAATCGTCGTTACCCATTAAATCCAAATCCGGGACAATGAAATATACCCGTTTCAGATACACGCCCAACGCCTCGGAAATAGCCGCATAACAATTGGCGGTTTGTTCCTCGGTTACGTCCTCGTTTATTGCATCGAAAACGGAAACGCCCCAATTGTCCGGGTCGTCCTCAATAACTTTGTTTTTGAGTAATTCCGAAACGACAATTTCGGAAACTTGTTTGGCTGTTTTCCCGCTATCGGTCGCCAATTGTTTTAATAAATCGCTCTCTTTTATCTTCATTTCTTTCTGTATATTATACCCTTATATGGTTTGCCTGTATCAACGCTTTGTTTTATCAAATGCCTATAATAACCCTTTTTATGTGCATCTTTATAATTCTGAAACTCAATACAAACATTCCCGTTTTCATCTATTCCCTCAATTGGGAAATCGTATTTTGTTTTGTTTCTTATGGCTATATCAAAATTGTTATTTTCATTAATAGAACACCAACGCAAATTCTCAACGAAATTATGAAAACGTACTCCGTCGATATGGTCAACGCATGGTTTGTTGCCTGGGTTCGGAATGAAAGCCGCCGCAACTAATCGGCTAACTTGCCTTTTCTCAACCTTTCCGTTTCTCATTAATCCAACAACTAACCCGTTGGCTCTTACTATACAAGGGGTTAAAATCTTATTATTGATAATTGATTTTACCCTACCAAAAGAACTAATTAAATATAGTCCCTCAAAATCTGCTATTTCTTTCCATTCTTCCATATCTTTTATTTTGCTGCAAATATAAGATTTATTTTTGGTATATTAAATAAAACCTTTGAATATTTTATTTGTTCACGTTGGACGCTTGTAATACAGATAAAAAGCACTAATTTTGTTGCACCGCATAACCTCAAACATCGCTCTCGGTTACTGCGTACCGCCCCCGGTTGTCCTTACGGATTGCCGGGGGTATTTTTTATATATCTAAATATGTGTGCAATAATATCAACCGTCCAACCCTCTCCCAACATGGTGCGGCGTGCGCTATCTGAAATACCAGCCGTATAATCTATTGGGACTGTTTGCAACAATTCATATTCATTTGGCGTCAAATATCGGTATTCAATTTCTGTTATTTTTATGAACCTTTGTTTTGTTCGTACTGCAACATTATCCTTTGTTACCGTTGTTAAACAATTAGTTTTATTATCTTTTCGATTTTCAATGTATTGTTCAATTGGTACATTTTTGTTATAATCGCAACGCCTATTATTCAAAACACGACGTCCACGCATACAACCACAAAACCAACCGGGGGCAATATCTTGAAACGAAATATTTTTATCTTTTGGTTGCTCAACTCCTTTTATGTTAGTCCAATAAAGCCTTTTTCTGTCTTGTGCTGAAACCAAACGGGAATTTATCAATATTGGATTAACTCCCAAATGCTCGGTTATTATATCCGAAAACTCTGTTTTCATTTTTACATTTTCCAATAAAAACCATGTTGGTTGTACTTCTTTTAATATTCGTATAAAATCAAAATACAATTTACTCCTTTCATCATTAAAGTTCAATTCTTTACCCGCCTTGCTAAAACCTTGACACGGGGAACCGGCAATTAATAAATCAATTTTTCCAATTTCAAATATTCCGTTTTCAGTTGACAAAATTCCGTTTTTATAACTCACTTTTTGCACATCGCCGATTTGTATTGTATTTGGGAAGTTGCGTTGTGTTATACTGATTGATTGTTTGTTTATTTCAGATGCAAAATAATTACAATAATCAATATTAGCACGTTGTAACGCAATTTGTCCGCAACTCATACCATCAAATAAACTTAATACATTCATATCTTTATTTTTTATCTGTTATTACTTTGCAATATTTATAATATTGGTCGTGTCGGCTCTCAACTCGGCACATCAACCCAATATCGTTGCCATCTAACAATAGGTTCAACACATCGCCGGGATTGTGCCGGGTATAAAGCAAAAATAACCCGCCGTTTGCATTTTGGATTATCTTATACATATCTTGACTTAATCGGTAACGTTTCGTTTCCGGGCAATCCGTCCAACATTGACGCCGGTCGTTCTTGTTTGATGATGCAAATATACAACCTTTATTTTAATTACCAAAAGAATTTCTTTTTATTTTATCGGAAAATGGCAAAAAATTCTGTTTTTGGTTCAAAAGATAGTTATTTTGGTCGAATTTTCGATTTAAGCCACTTTTTCGGGCGAAATGTGTAATTTATCCATTTTGAAATAAAAACGCCGTGACGGGGCTAATTTTGGGCAAAAATAAAACCGGGCGTTTTGCCCGGCTGTCTTACATTACCAACGTTCCAATTTGCTTTGCTATTTCCAAAACTTCTTTCTTTGTCTTTACTTCATTTGGTATAACCGTACCATTTGCAGATTTTGAAAATGTTTCCCGTGATTGAACCCATACATAAACCGTACCGCCAATGGGATTTTTCCCGGTTGCCCATTTTATTTTACCATATCTTATTTGCCAATACGTACCGCCCCCGAATGGCATATAATGCCCTTTGTCGTCATTCCATGATAGAACAACCCGCTTTGCTTTGAAATAACGTGTTCCGTCTGTATTAGTAAAACAAATGTCGTATGCGCTGTTTTGTTTCCATTTTGAACAAAGTTCTTTGCGCTGTTCCAATAATTTGTTTTTTATCTTAATATCTAAATCATCTAATTTCATATTACTTTGGATTGTGCCGGGGTTTATCCGGCTGTTTATTACTTTTGATTTTTCCAAATTTGATAATCATAATAAGATTCAAAGCACATATATCCTCCGCATACCTTTGTAACCTTTTCCGCCCATGGACATAGTTTCTTTGCTTGGTATCTGCTTTCAGTTTCAACAAATTTTGTTCTCATAATGTTCTAATTTTATTTTTCCCCGGGAACCCGCCCGGTCGGATTAGTAATAATAAAAGGATATTTTCAAACTCCGGCGCAACTTACAATGTTCGGCGTCTTTGACACAACGGAAAGCACGGCGCAATAATTTGTTCGCCATTTCAACGCCTACTAACTTAATCAAACCGGAAACGCCAACCAACGTGTTAATCTTTTTGCCGTTGAACAATCCGTTTACTTTGATTTTGAAAGTACGGTTAATCTCTTTTGTTGTATATTCCAAACCGTTGTAAATATCTTCTGGCTTCATTGTATCGCTCTTTTTGTTGCCGAGAAAACGCCCGGTCGTTTTATTAACATGGCACAAAGATAGGGCATTTTATTTTAACTACCAAAAGAATTTTCTTTTATTTTCGATTTGCGGACAAAAAACGGTTCTTTTGGCTCCCCGCAAAGTTATTTTTGGCGAATTTTCATTTTAAGCCACTTTATTTGCCGGGGTGGGTACTTTATCCATTCAAACAAAATAATCGAAATACGGGGCTAAAAACGGGCAAAAACAAAAACGGGGTTGCAACGCTTGGTTACAATCCCCCCCCCTGTTATTACTCTTTATATTTCCATTTATAGCCGCCCGCCGTGTTTAATGTTCCCCGTATTACTCGGCTTATACTTGTATGCGCTATCCCCGTTGCTCGTTCCGCCTCTCTTATACTTGAATAGGAACCAATCAAAAAACCGTCCTTTAATTGCTGAACTGGAATTTGCAGTTGTTTATATGGCTTTTGAATTATTCCGGCTTTTCGGTAACGCTCAATTGATATTGGATTATTGGAATTTTGTTTGCGTGTACACCAACGTAAATTATTTACTTGGTTATTTATCCGGTCGCCGTCGATATGGTCAATTTCCGGCAAATTGTCCGGGTTCGGAATGAAAGCCGCCGCAACTAAACGATGAACTAATATTGTTTTCCTTATGTTGTTATTGCTTAATACAATAAAAAAATATCCGTAACGGTCTTTTTTAGATTTTAATATTTTCTCTTTAACTATGGCAATTTGCCCGTTCTTTCTTACTATTTTACGGGATAATGATTTTATTCGCCCGTTGTTACTAACTTGGTATATTCCTATATACCCGGTTAAATCTTTCCATATTTCCATATTTGCCAACTTTATAAGTAAGCCAACATTTAAAAGAAACGGGAACGGGCTGTTGGCTTTTGCCCTTTTCGGTTGGTAGCTACTCCAACCTATCCCCGTTTGTGCAAAGATAGTTATTTCTCTATGGTTATAACTTCAAATCCGGTAATTGAATTTGGATTTTTTGAAACAATATCAAATTCACGGTTTTTTATCCGTTTTGTTTTCCATAAAAAATTAAGAAAACGCTTATATTGCACAGTTTCCGTTATTAAAAGGCTATCCCGTGTTATAATTTTGCCCGAAAACGTATTATTTTTAATACATCCGTCAAAATCAACCCATTTGTCGGAATACTCAATACAACGTAATACAGTCGTAACCGTATCGCCGGGCAAATATACAATACTATCCCGGACGTTCGCCCGCAATTCGTTAATCGTTTCCATTTGCGCCGTCGTAACCCTTTGTAAATCCCGGTTTTTTGTCTGCAACGATTTGATTAACGCTGCATCATCCGCCCGGTACTTTTTATATTCGGATAATTTTAACTCCAAATTCCCAACCTTTGCGGCATTCAAACTATCCTTTGTTTGATAGGTTCGGACGTCCTGCAACAACGTTTCGGTATTGCTCCGGTATTTGTCCCGTTCGACGGTCAAATTATTAATGCGCTTTTGTTGGAACCAAAAGGCGGCGGCAACCGCCATAATGATTGCCGCCAATATTATATACTTTTTCATGCGTTTGCCGTGTAAATGATTAACGAACTATTCG